CTGTACTAGCTATTTGTTCTGGGTCGCCCGACGCGGCTATTGGGACAATCCCTACGAAGTCGAGGCCCGAAGTCGCTACGGCTACAGTTGGGGGAAATAGTGGGCATCGCTGAAGAGATCATCGACCGCACTAACAATCTTGCCTCCGACCGGCACTACTGGCTGCAAGTCTGGATGGATATATCGCGGCTGGTGCTGCCGACCGAATCGGCGGCCAACTCGTTCAACACCATCGTTCACGGAGCCGGAAGCGGGACCGGGCGTCCGCAGACTGCCGGAATGTCCGGGCCGAACGCGACCGGGCCGGTCAAGAACATCTACGACAACACAGGCATGATGGCCGTCGAGCGGCTGGCTTCCGGCATGGAAAGTCTTGTCACGCCGCAATCAGAGAAATGGCACGGGCTGACGGTGGCCGACGTCCTCAAGCCGGAGCCGACCGACGAAGAGAACATCTATCTGGAGAGCCTGCGGAATTTCCAGTTTTCGCTGCGCTATGATCCGAAGGCAGGCTTCATCCCCGGGCATCAGAAGGCAATGCGCTCGTGTGTCGCCTTCGGCACGGGCGTCGTCTACATCGAGCAGCCCGATCTGACGCCGCCTCCGGGCGAGACCTATGTGCCGATCCGCTACCAGTATTGTCCGCTGCCGGAATGTCTTTTGGGCACCAACGAGAATGGCAGCGTCGACACCAACTATCGCGTCCGCACCTTCACGGTGAAGCAGCTTATTGCCAAATTCGGCCACAAGAACTGCTCGGCGCGGGTCTGCTCACTGTACGAGCAGGGTAATCTCGACCAGCCGATTGAGGTCATTCACGCCGTCTGCCCGCGCCGCGAAACCGGCTCGATGCTCGGCCTGTTCGATCAGAGTGGTTATGGCCACGGCTACGACGTAAAGCCGATTGGATCGGACTACTACGACAAGCAGCCAGCTCGCCGGGGCGTTGGCTACGGGTTGGAAAAGACCATCAAGGGCTCGCCTATCGCCAGTTACTACGTCGAGGTCGAAACCAAGCACTTGCTGTCGGATTCCGGCTTCTACGAATTTCCATTCGCGGTCTACCACTGGCTGCAACAGGACAATGGACCGTACGGCGAAAGCCCGGTCATGCTTTGCCTGTCCGAGATCAAGTCATTGCAAATGATGGGCAAATCGGAATTGCGGGCGTTTGCGCAATGGACCGATCCGCCGCTGGGCATGGTTCACGACGGTATGATGAACCGGCCAAACCTCAATCCTCGAGCGATCAATCCGGGAGCCATCGGACCGGACGGCAGTCTGCGGGTGAGGCCGTTGCTCACCGCCCAGAGCCCGGACTTTGCCGAGAAGGTGATGGAAGCGCGGCGCATGGGCGTCAAAGAGACCATGTACATCAACCTTTTCCAGACGCTCATAAAAGACAAGGAAATGACGGCCACCCAAGCAATGCTCCGGGCGAACGAAAAGGGAGAATTGCTGGGACCGGCGGGCGGCAAGATACAGGCGGCGCTCTCGACAATGGCAGATCGCGAGCTGGCGATCCTCGGTCGCCTCGGGGTTTATCGTCCGAACTCTCCGCTTGCGCCGCCCGTCTCCCTGTCCGGGCGTCAGATCGCCGTCCGCATGACCTCACCGCTCGACCGGATGCGAAGGGCGAATGAGGGTGTCGGCACGACCCAGCTCCTCAACGTCGCGCTGCCGATGGTGAAGGTAAAGCCGGAGGTTCTCGACAATTTCGACTTGGACCAGACGATCCGAAATCTGCGCGAGATCTTCGGGGCCCCGGCCAATACGCTGGTCCCGGCGGCGATCATGGAGGCAAAACGCGAGCAAACCCTGAAGCAACAGCAGGCAATGATGGCATTGCAGGCAGGCACCGCCGCAGGCGGCATCGCCAAGGACGCCTCGATTGCCGGTCGCAATGCGGCGGAAACCGCGCAACAGCTTCCCGCCGCCGCAGGCGGGATCAGCGGTCTCCTCGACATGGCACGGCAAGGTATGGCAGCAAACGAGAACGCACCCGCTGGAGCTGTAGACGCGACGAATGCGCTACTTTCGCAATTTGGTAAACCGCCTGTTCCGGGAGCATCGGGCCTCCCCAGCGGAGGCTGAGATAAGGTTGGCGCTGGCTTATCAGCGCACCTTCATGGGGTCCCCGAACAACGAAGACCAAGAGCTGGTTCTGGTCGACCTCGCGGATTTTTCAGGCTTCTATCGCGTGACACCGCTCGACGGCGGTCGCGATCAGATCGTGTTCAACGAAGGCTTGCGGGCGCTGTACGGGCGTATCTTCCGCTACCTGCGAATGTCCGATGAAGAAAGACAGTCGCTTGAGGCGGCAGCGCGTGAAACTGCGGCAAGTCGGCTCCGACTTGTCGAAACACAAACGGAGGGATAAAAGATGGTCGACCAGCCGAATGTTGGGTCCGCGCCAGCGGGCAACCCGCAGGCAGGCACAGCCGGGGGCTCTGGGGATTCTTCAGTAGTATCCGGCGGAGGTTGGATCACTGGCCTGCAAGACGCAGGGAACCGGGATCTGGCTGCCAAAAAGGGATGGGACAAAGCCAGCTCGCCGGACGTCGTCGTGGCGTCTTATCGCGAGTTGGAAGGTCGTCTCGGTAAGAGCATCGTAATTCCTGACGCCAACGCGCCGAAGGAAGATTACGACAAGCTCTACACCGCCTTGGGCAAGCCCAAAACACCCGGCGACTACACACTGAAGTTGCCGCAGGGTGTGCAGGAGAACTTCCCGTACGACGATGCCTTTGCGACCGAATACAAGACGTGGTCGCACGAGGCAGGCTTATCCCCTCACCAAGCGCAGACTCTCCATGACAAGTTCGTCCTGCGAACGCAGAAGCAGATGAACGATGCGTGGACCGATCAGCAAAGAAAGATCGGCTCTGCCCATCAGGAGATCGTCGCAAAGTGGGGTCCTGTCGAGGGTACCGGATATACCGAAGGCGTAAGCCATGCGGCAGCGGCACTCAACGGTCTGGGATTGAGGGATACGTTCAAAGGGGCGGGACTGCTTACGCAGGACGGCAAGATAACGGACGCAAAGCTCGCGTTCGCCTTGGCCACCGTAGGAGCAGGGTTATTCCGAGAGGACGCTTCGCGTGGGGCTCCCGGCCATCTGACCGCGAACAATCCGTGGAAAGACGGGCAGGAAAACCTCACCGAGCAGGGTCGCATTCTCAAGCAAAACCCGGATCTAGCGAAGTCGCTTATTCTGGCCGCTGGCAAGGACCCGAACAAAGTTCTCTACAAGGGGCGGTGACGGTCTTTTAATCGGACGGCGTGAGCGGCTCAAACCCTTCAACGGAGGCTGCTCATGGCCGTTACCAGACTGACCGACGCCATCGTGCCGTCGGTATTCGTCCCCTACATGCTCAAAGAGACTGCGGTGAAGTCAGCCATCTTTCAGGCTGGCATTTTCCGTCAGGACGCTATGCTTGCGAACTTCCTCCAAGGCGGCGGTCAGACGGTCAACGTACCGTTCTGGAAAGACCTTGGGGATGCAACGACCGCGAACATCTCGTCGGACGACCCGGCGGTAAGCGCGGTTCCCGACAAAATCGGTGCAGCGCAGGACATCGCCATCCGGCAAAACCGGAACAAGGCATGGTCCGACGCCGATCTCGTCTCCGAACTCACTGGCGACGACCCGATGACCCGTATCGGTTCCCGCGTCACCGCATGGTGGATGCGTGAATTTCAGCGGGTGCTGGTTTCGACCCTGCGTGGCGTGGTCGCCAATAACGTCGCCATCAACGGCAGCGATATGGTGGTCAATATCTCGACCGACGTGGCGGGGGCTCCCGCTGCGGCGCAATCCATCTCGGCAGCGGCGATCCTCGACGCGGCCCAGACCATGGGTGATGCGTCGGATAACCTCGACACCATCATCATGCACTCGGTCATCTACACGAGCCTTGCCAAGCAAAACCTGATCGACTTCATCCCGGATGCCCGTGGGGAGGTGCGATTCCCCACCTACCTCGGCTACCGGATCGTAAAAGACGACGGGGTCCCCGTGGTTGCTGGGACAAACCGCCCGAGTTACCACACCTACCTGCTGGGCAAAGACGCGCTTGGCTTTGCCGAAGTACCCCCGGACGTCCCGGTCGAGACCTTCCGCCACCCCGAACAGGGCAATGGCGGCGGCGTCGAGGAGCTATGGACGCGGCGTCAATTCGTGATGCACCCCTACGGCATCAAGTGGACGTCAACCGTGATGGCGGGCAAATCGCCCACAGACGTCGAGTTACGGGATGCGGCCAACTGGCAGCGCGTGTATCCTGAGCGCAAGCAGGTCAATATCGCCGTACTCATAACGAACGGCTGATCTGCTGCAACGGGAGAGCTACCTTGCCAAAATCTAAAAAGGGGAAGTCGAAGAAATCGAAAAAGACCGGCGGCAAGAAGTCAAAAAAGAAAGCGGGCGGCGGCAGTAGAAAGCGCCGCCCGCGCAAAAAGAAGGAAGAGCCTGAGCAGGCTGCGGCAACGGCAATTCCAGAGCCCGATCAGGCTGGGCCTCCAAACTCTGTGAACGATCCACCAAAGGAGACGAGTGACGATGGCAAAGGCTGAAAAAGAAAAAGATCTCCTCACTTTGTACGAGGCCAACCAGATCTATTTCCAGCACAACAAGGAACGCGCCGAGCAAATGAGCAAAGTGCAAATCGACGCTCATAGGGCCATCGACACCGCCTTCAAGCGAGCCGGTGGACAGGCGGGTGGCCACGAACCGGCGCGTGAACAGAAAGATCTCCGTTAAGGGACCAAACCATGGCTCTGACGGGTCGACAGCAGGCGGCGCTGTATTTTGCGCGGAAGCGGCATCGTTCGCTTTCGCATTCGTATGTTGCCCCGCTTGAAGCCGAGCCGTCAGAGTCGCAACCGGAGCCGCAGGAAAGTCCGGTTGTGAAGCCAGATCCTCCAAAAAAATAGGGCTGCCATGGCATCTGGGCTAAGTGTCACGAGCATCTACAACATGGTGCTCGACCGGCTGGCCGAGGAATCGGTTCTCGGTCCGACCGACCGAAAGGCCGTCACGCGCTGGCTCAATCGAAACTATCCGATCCAGCGTGACGCGCTGCTTCAGCAACACACATGGAATTTTGCAATCCGGCGCGTGAAGCTCACGGCGGAGAGTGAAAGACCGGCGTTCGAGTGGAGCTACCAGTACACGCTCCCGGCAGATTGCATTCGCGCTCTGCCGCTGACCGCTGACGGCACACGCAACGGAACGCCGATAGGCTTTGTGGTCGAGGGTTTGCGGATCCTGACGAACAAGGCGTCACCAATCCTTCTGCGCTACATCAGGCGCGAAGATAATCCTGCGCTGTACTCGCCAGCGTTTGCCAACGTGCTTGCACAGGTCCTTGCAGCCAACGCCGCGCATTGGGTCACAGGCAAGGCGACGTTTGCGAAAGAGCTGACGCAATCTGTGGGGGGAATGACAATCAACGCGCAAACTCTCGACAGTCTCGAGGGTCTGCCAGAAGAGCCGTATGATGATGAAGTGATCCGGGTGAGGTAGTCATGCCCGGACCGATTTATCCGCTGCAACCGACGTTTGCTCGCGGTGAGCTGTCTCCCCGTCTCTTCTCCCGCATTGACATTGACCATTGGAAAATGGGTCTTGCCGAATGCGTCAACTGGTTTGTGCTCAAGCAGGGTGGGCTGCGGCGAAGACCCGGGACCGAATGGATCTCCGAGACAAAGAACTCTCAACGGGTGCGGCTGGAAGAGTTCGTCTTTTCGACCGTGCAGGCTTACGTGCTCGAGTTTGGCGACCGCTACATTCGCTTCTACGCCAACGGCGGCATCGTCAATAACGGCACGACCAACGCCATCACCTTTAATCTGAGTACCGATTTGGTCACTTGGCCGAGCTGTCCGGCTGCGATCATCAACAATTCGCCCGTGGTCTTTTCAACGCAAGGCGTGTTGCCGACGCCAATGGTGCAGGGGCACACCTACTATGTTCGCGACAAGAGCGGCAACAGTTTCAAGATCTCGGAGACGGTAGGCGGAGCCCCTCTTGATCTCGGCGGCACACCGAGCGGGATAACCGGCGCGATTGCTCCGGTCGAGGTGCAAACGCCATACGACGCCAACGAGATCTGGCGTATCCAGCTCACGCAATCAGCGGACATTCTATACATCGCTTCGCCAGTGTGGGCACCGCGAACATTGTCGCGGCTGTCGGCGTCAGTCTTCAAACTCGACTACTACGAATACATCGACGGGCCGTACATGCCCGAGAACCAGACGCCGACGACAATGCAACCGAGCGCCGTATCGGGCAACGTGCAGATCACGGCATCGAGCGCGGTCGGCATCAACAATGGTCTTGGCTTTGTCGAGAGTGATGTGGGCCGCTGGCTAACACTGAAATACTCCAGCAAGTGGTATGCCTTGCAGATCACGTCGGTCGGTCGGCTGACAAACACCGTCACGATCTCGCTTGCCAATCCGGCGGTGGTTACGTGGAATGGCCACAATCGTCACA